ATAATCAAAAATAAAATAACAAAGGAACATCTAACAAATTATTTGAAACATAGTTTTAGAATGTATAAAAATAAATAAGTTTGTCTCATTTTTCTTTTCGGTTGGTGTAATTATAATAATTATCATCCTTTAACTCATGTTCTTTTATATACAAATACAATAGAAGATGCTAAAATCGCATCTGAATATATTAACATTATTCTTAATAAAGGACTGATTGATATTAATAAAGATGACATTTATTATAAAGATCTTCATAGTCAAAATACAAAAGATATAAATGAAGCTATAAAAATATTTGAAAGTTATAAATATGGTATTATTTGCTGTGTTCAAATATTTGGTGAAGGTATCAATTGTATTAAATTAAATGGCATTTCAATCGCTTGTAATATGTTTAGTAATATTAAAATAACACAGTATATTTCAAGACCAAATAGATTAAATCCAACTATTAAAAATAAAATCGCATATTATATAATTCCTTATATAGACGATGAAACAGATAAGTCTTTAAATAATATTAGACATATAATAGGTCAATTAAGACTAATAGATGGAACTATAGAAGAAAAAATAACAGTTTACGATGGATTAAATAAATCTATAAATATTAATGTAGATAATAGATTAACATGTCAGGAAATAAGTTTAAATGAAAATTTAGATGAATTGTTAAAAATTAAATTATATTTGAAACATACAAAAGATTTAAAATCTGATTTTACAGAAGAAGAAAATGAATATAATTATATTAAGAATATTAATAAAAGTTTAAAAATAAAATCTAAAAAAGAATATATAGAATTTAAAGATAAACATCATAATTATATAGATAACCCTGATATCTATTTTAGAAATAAAGGAGTTTGGGAAAATTGGAGTGATTATTTAGGTTATGATACTAGTTTATTTATACCAACAAAAGAACGATGGATTGTCTTTTGTAAAGAAAAAAATATTGATACCATTGAAAAATATAATGAATTTTCTAGTATATATAAAGAACTACCAAAAGATCCTGATGATTTTTATAGAGATTTTACAAATATAAATGAAGAATTAAAAATAAAAATAAATAATAAAAGAAGGTTTTAATTATGTTTATTTATCATTTCTATCAATTCATCTTTTTTCTTTTTTGAATATCCTTTAATTCCTAATGATTTACACTGTTCTTTTAATTCATTTACTGTTAATGATTTTTTTGATGAAGTGACTGATTTAATTTCATCATCTTTTTCATTATAAACTTCTATTTGTTTTTCTTCATTATCATCAATATCATTACTTACTTCATTTATTTTCATAAAGATGTCATGATTTTTAATTGCGGATGTAGATAATTCATTAAGACATTTATTATATATGTCATCTAGTTCTTTAATTTCTTTTTGTAATACTTCAATTTCATTAAATAAAGGTTGAAGATTATCAATTAATGATTTATCTTTTGGTAGTTTTATTTTAAATTCTTCTAATTTTGTTTTTGAAATTCCTTTAATAATAGAACCATATGAATTATCATAAATTATATCTGAATTTAATTTTGTTACATAATATATATAATAAATATTTATTGTTTTGATTTTTAAAACGAAAATATGATCACTAGGATAACATTTATCTTTTGTAATAAAACAATTTCCAACTTTTCCATTTCTTGCTATTAATATATGTTCACCTTCAAATAAATAATAATCAGTATATCCAGTTATTTCACTAGTTCCATAGTATGGATATAATTTACCTTTTTTATTATCAGGTGTTTTATTTTTACCAGTTTTTATATATTTACATATATCGCCTAATTTTACTTCTTCACATTCATGATTTTCTTGAATATCTTTAATTTTATTTTTAATTTCTTCTTCTAATTCTTTAAATAGTTTTTCTTTTTGTTGTTTGAGATTATAAGGAGTTGAAATTTTATTATCCCAATATTTGAGTATTTCTTCAGTTTTAGGAATTGGTATTTCAATATTAATAATATCTTCACTTGATATATTATCTTGATTTGAACCATTTCCTAAAGTTTGATTTATATAATTATTTACATATATTTTGAAAATAGATAGAAAATAATATTCATTAATTAATTTAAAATTTCTTAATAATAAAACTCTTTGATTTAGATATGATTGTGTATTATCTTCTTTAATTGCTATTTTACATAAATTAGGTTTTTTACCTGTTAATGAAATCAATAAATCATTAATAACTAATTCAAATTTATTATATTTATCGTTTTTTATAATATATTTTTGTGTAGTTTCATTTAATACTATTTTATTATTTAAGTTAATATTAGTAATTGTAATAAGTGGTATTCCTTCATTTGTATATTCATTTGTTTTAAAAGCATATCCATTTTGATATTCACATATATCAGCAATTTTTATTAATTTAAAATCTTCTCCACATTCAATACTAATTTTATTATAATCTTTATGATTTAAAGAAATATTATCATTACTTAAAATAGCTTCTTTTGTTACAATTGTTAAAAATACTTTTTTAACATCTTTAATATCTCCTTTACAATATTCTAAATAAATTTTATTATCAATTTCAATAAATTTATTAGTATTATAAGTTTCAACATTTAATTCACTAAACATTATTTGTGTTGTTTTTTGAGATGTATTATCAAATATAATAATTGATGTTTTAGTTGATGTATTTTCAAATTGACTTTGTGGAACACTAATAATTTCGGTTACGTTATAATTTTTAATTAGACATTCTCTAATATTTTTATATTTTTTATCAAAGAATATACCTTCTTTTAATACACCTACACATTTACCATTTTCATTTAAAAGATCCATCATTAACATTAAAGAGCATGCCTCTTTGTCATTTCCAGTTAATTTATATTTTTTAGCAAATTTTAAGATCCTATCACTACAACTATTAATATTTACTGATTGTTTTTCATTGGTTTTTTCATCATTTTTATTAATAATTTCAATTTCTTTAAGTTGTGCTTTTCGCATTTCAATTTTATTTTTGTCAGTCAATGATTTTAATTCTTCTTGAATATAAGTTTTAATTAAATTTCGTTTAACTGATTTAACTGATTTAGTATTTTTATCGCCTCCATAAGGTGGATTTGTTAAAATTAAATCAAATCCTTTTTCTGAAATAAAATTATATGTAAATGAATTTGTCTGTTTTATATTATTATTCATATCAGGAATAATACCATTAGATAAACAGAAGAATTCTAAACCTGCAGATTTAAGAACATCTTTATTTATATCAAAATGATAAATTTTATTTAATTCACTTTCCCAATTAATTTTATCTTTATAAGTATCATTTAAATAATTCATATAACCAGTTGTAAAACCACCACTACCACCAAACATATCAATCATTTTAGGAATAGAACCATCAGCATTTAATTTTATATCAATATTGCTTAAAATAAAATCTACAATACGTCTATTTGTAAAATATGCTCCTAATTCAGAAATAGCAGTTTGATCTCTACCTACAAAATATTCATAAATTTTTCCTGATAAAAGTTCTTTTGTAGATGCTTCAATTTTAGAAATTTCATTAATTTCTTTAATAAGAGTATTATATACTTCATCTTTTACTTCATAAGGAATTTCATAAAATAATAAATCCTTTAAAATTTCATTGTCATAAAGTTCTTGAAGAACAATTTCTTTTAATGTTTCTATAGTTTTATTACTATTATCATTTGCTAAATTTAATAGATAATCAAAATTACATTCTTTTTTTGTTAATCCTACTTTTTCAAATAAATTATAATCTTGAATTTTCTTTAAACCATATAATACATTAAATGTTTTAAGAGAATTCAGACCATAACCAATACCATTATTTCTCATATAATTGTGAATATCATGAATTTTTTCTTTTAAATCTTCTCTATTTGTAATTGACATTGTATTATTGATAATTTCATCTTTAATAATTATCATTTTTTATTATTTTTAATAAGTTAATTAAGATTTATATAATTATTGATAAAAAACAAAAATAAGTATTTAATCTTCATTAAAATAACATTTATATATCTCATCTTCTCCATATTCATTCATTAATCTTAACATTCTTTTAGGATGAAGAGCCTTAATAACAATTTCTTCACCTAAATCTTTGAATTTTGATTTAATTAATTCATAATCATATGTAAATATAGAAGGATTCTTTGATAATCCATACCAATTAATTTTAGAAGGATTAGCTTTTAATAATTCTATCGCATTAGAATTTGCTGATAATAAATCCCAATTAATTTTTTCTGGATTTTTCTTTAATAAATCAATGGCAAATGAATTTTTTGATAATAATTTCCAATTAATCTTATTGGGATTTTCTTGAAGAATTTTAATAGCTTCTATATTTTCATTTAAACATAAATAATTCCAATTAATTTTTTCTGGATTAGCTTTTAATAATTCTATAGCATTAGGATTTTGAGATATAAATTCCCATTCAATTTTATTTGGATTTTCTTTTAATAATTCTATAGCATTAGGATTCATTGATAAATGCCACCAATCAATTTTTTCAGGATTAGCTTTTAATAATTCTATAGCATTAGGATTTCCTGACAAATATGTCCAATCAATTTTTTTAATATTTTTTTCTAGTAAATCAATAGCATTAGGATTATGAGATAAATTAAACCAACTAATTTTATCAATATTATCTCTTATTAAATCAATAGCGTTAGGATTTTTTGATAATATTTCCCAATCAATTATGTTTGGATTATTTTTAAGAAATTCAATAGCATTTGTATTACACGATAAATAAGGTATAATAATATTGTCATAATCAAATATTAATTTTTTATAAAACATTTAAAAAAATTTAAAAAAATAAAAATTCAATTTTTATTATTGTTCATCAAAATAATATTTATATATTTCATCTTCTCCATATAATTCCATTAATCTTAACATTCTTTTAGGATGTAATGCTTTGATAACAATTTCTTCATTTAATTCTTTATTATTATTTTTTATTAATTCATAATCATATCTAAATATAGATGGATTTAATGATAATGAATCCCATTCAATTTTATTAGGATTTGCTTGTAATATTTTTATAGCATTTGGATTAGTTGATAATATATATGAACTTATTTTATTTAAGTTTTTTTCAATTATTTCTATAGCATTAACATTCATTGATAAATATTCCCAATCAATTTTATCTAGATTATCTTTTAATAATTCTATAGCATTAGGATTACCTGATAAATAACACCAATCTATTTTTTCAGGATTAGCTTTTAATATTTCTATAGCATTAGGATTAGATGATAACATATACCAATTAATTTTATCTTGATTATTTTTAAGAATATGAATAGCATTAGGATTTAATGATAATTGTATCCAATTGATTTTATTTAAATTCTTTTCTAATATATGAATAGCTTTTGGATTTAAAGAAAGTAAATACCAATCAATTTTCTTTAAATTAGCTTCTAAAATTTTAATAACTTTTGGATTAGTATTTAAACATAATCTATCCCAATAAATCTTATCTAAATTATCTTTAATAATATCATAAGCATTAGGATTTTCTGATAAATAATACCAATAAATTTTATCAGGATTATCTTTAAGAATTTCTATAGCATTTTCATTTTTAGATAATTGATCCCAATATATTTTCTTTTTATAAGCTTTTAATAAATAAATCGCATTAGGATTTTCTGATAAATAATACCAATCTAATTTTTTAAATTCTACAAAATTTCTTAATTTAAAATAAAACATTTATAAATAAACTTAAAAATAATATAATCATTTTTTATAATTACTTTAAAAGATAAAGAAGAAACTTATCCTATTATTTAAAGAAGGTACTGAAACAATAGATGAAATTTCTATTGAATACAAAATTAACATAAATATTTCAGATTTCAAAATTTGGAAGATAAATTAGATCATATTATTATTTTTTCTAATATAAAAAAAAGAAATTAATAATATTTATATAGTTCTATTAGAACTACTCGTTTAATTACTAATATGAGATGTTTTAGTAATAAAAATAAAAATTTATACTAATTATCCCCTAATATAATTAAAAATGAATTAACAAAATTTAATTAAAATCTTCATCAGTAATTTTATAATATTTATTACGATGATTTTGGATTTTTGCTTCTTTATTTGAAACAGATACATTATATAAATAATTACAATTGATTTTAACAGTTCCTCTAACATCTATATTATAAGAATTATCAACAAGAATTGTAATTTTTCCTTTACTATACCTAGGTACTTCCGTAATATTTTTTGTTTTCTTATTCACTAAATAATTATAACCAATTTTATTATTTGATACAATACCTCCTTTACTTGTTCTCCTCATATTATTTAATATATTTTTAATAATTATAAAATCATTTTTTTAATAAAATTGATTTATATTTTATCAAAAAGTTTTTTAATCTTCATCAAAATAACATTTATAAATCTCATCTTCTCCATATATTTCCATTAATCTTAACATTCTCTTAGGATGAAGTGATTTTTGAATAATTTCTTCATTTAATTCTTTATTTTTATTACTTATCATATAATAATCATATGTAAATATTGATGGATTTCTTGCTAAATTATACCAGCATATTTTATCTTGATTTTTTTCCAATATATGAATAGCATTTGGATTTGATGATAACTGTTTCCAATTAACTTTATTTAAATTCTTTTCCAATATATGAATAGCATTTGGATTTGATGATAATGAATGCCAATTAATTTTATCTAAATTATTTTCTAGAAATTTAATAACTTTTGGATTAGTATTTAAACATAATCTAGTCCAATTAATCTTATCTAAATTATATTTAATAATATTATAAGCATTAGGATTTAATGATAAATAATTCCAATTAATTTTATCAATATTATTTTCTAATATATGAATAGCATTATGATTAATTGATAAATTATACCAATCAATTTTATCTAAATTCTTTTCTAAAATTTTAATAGCTTTAGGATTTCTTGATAAATTATACCAATTAATTTTATCTAAATTTTGTTCTAATATATGAATAGCATTTGGATTTAAAGAAAGTAAATTCCAATCAATTTTATCTAAATTTTGTTCTATAATCTTAATAGCACTAGGATTTGTAGATAAATAAGTCCAATTAATTTTATTTATATTATTCTCTAATAATTCTATAGCATTTTCATTTTCAGATAAATAATCCCAATATTTAAAATAATGTTTTTTTAAATATTCTATAGCATTTGGATTTATAGATAATTGTGAAAAATCTAATTTATTTATATCAAATGGTTTTTTAATTATCATTATTTATAAATTTACAATAATATTATCATTTTTTAAATAAACAAAAAGTTAATAATATTTTATTCTTCATCAAAATAACATTTATAAATTTCATCTTCTCCATATAATTCCATTAATCTTAACATTCTCTTAGGATGAAGTGATTTATGAATAATTTCTTCTCCTAAAGTTTTAAAATTAGATTTTATCAAATCATAATCATACGTAAATATTGATGGATTTCCAGATAAAAAATACCAATCAATCTTATCTTGATTATTTTTTAATAATTCTATAGCATCAATATTATCATTTTCACATAAGAAATTCCAATCTATTTTGTCTAAATTTGCTTTTAATAATTCTATCGCATTTGAATTACATGATAATATGATCCAATTAATTTTTTCTGGATTATTTTTTAATAATTTTATAGCATTTATATTTAAAGATAAATCAAACCATACAATATTATCAGGATTAGCTTTTAAAATTTCTATGGCACCAGTATTTCTTGATAAATTTTCCCATTGAATTTTTTCAATATTATTTTTTAATAATTTTATGGCATTTGGATTATTATTAAGTGATAATAAATACCAATTAATTTTATTTTGATTATTTTCTAATAATTTTATAGCGTTATCATTATTATTTTTACATAAAAAATTCCAATTAATTTTATATGGAGTTTTTTTAAGTAATTTTATAGCATCTGGATTAGTATTAAATGATAATGCTGTATAATTAATATTATTTTTATTATCTTGTAATATTTCCATAGCATTAGGATTTCTAGATAAATTATACCAACAAATTTTATTAATATTTTCTTTTAAAATAGATATAGCATTAGGATTAGATGATAATCTTATCCAATCAATTTTATCAATATTATTTTTAAGAATTTCTATAGCATTTGGATTTATAGATAATTTTGAAAAAATAATATAATCATAATTAATCCAATTTCTTAATTTAGTTTGAAAATATACCATTTAAATAAAGCTAATAAATAGTTATTCATTTTTTATTCTTCATCAAAATAACATTTATATATTTCATCTTCACCATATAATTCCATTAATCTTAACATTCTTTTAGGATGTAATGCTTTTTGAATAATTTCTTCTCCTAATATTTCAAAATTTTCCTTTATTTCTTTATATGGATATGTAAATATAGATGGATTTAAAGAAATCATATCCCAATCAATTTTATCAGGATTTTTTTTAAGTAATTCTATAGCGTTATAATTGCCTGACAAATAACTCCAATTAATCTTATCTTGATTATCTTTAAGTAAATCAATAGCATTAGGATTTTGTGATAAATAACTCCAGTTAATTTTATCTGGATTAGATTTAAATAATTTAATTGCTTCTGGATTAGTATTAAATGATAATTTATTCCAATTAATTTTAGAAGGATTATTTTTTAATAATTCTATAGCATTTGGATTCGCAGATAATTCATTCCAATTAATTTTTTCTGGATTTTCTTTAAGTAATTCTATAGCGGCATAATTACATGATAATTCAATCCAATTAATTTTATCAATATTATTTTTAATAAAATTAATAGCAATATGATTACTTGATAAATAAAACCATTCAATTTTATCTTGATAATTTTTTAATATTTCTAAACAATTAGGATTTTTTGATAATTCAAACCAATTAATTTTATCTAAATTTTTTTTAAGTAATTCTATCGCATTAGGATTTCTTGATAATGAAAACCAATCAATTTTATTAGGATTTTCTTTAAGTAATTCTATAGCATTCAGATTAGATGATAAATAATATGAATCAATCTTATTAAGATTATTTTTTAGTAATTCTATAGCATTACAATTTCTTGATAATAATATAAAATTAAGTTTATTAATATCTATTTCTTCTCGTAATTTTAATTTATATTTTGTCATAAAAAATATATAAAACTAAAAAAATCAATTTTTAATAATCATCAAAATAACATTTATAAATCTCATCTTCTCCATATAATTCCATTAATCTTAACATTCTCTTAGGATAAAGTGATTTTTCAATAATTTCTTCTCCTAAAGTTTTAAAATTAGATTTTATTAAATCATAATCATATGTAAATATAGAAGGATTTAATGAAAATTCATAAATATTTATATATTTATTATCATAATATTTTTCTAAAATTTCTATACTGTTAAAATTATTAGATAAAAAATGCCAATCAATTTTAGTTGGATTAGTTTGTAATAATTTAATCGCTTCTGTATTAGTATTTCTTGATAAATAATCCCAGCATATTTTATCTGGATTTGCTTTTAATAATTCTATAGCATTAGGATTTTCTGATAAATTTGTCCAATATATTTTCTCGGGATTTTCTTTTAATAATTCTATCGCATTAGGATTTACTGATAAATTATACCAATTAATTTTATCCTGATTATTTTTTAATATTTCTATTCCGTTTGGATTTAATGATAACATATCCCAATTAATTTTATCTAAATTATTTTTTAATAATTCTATTACATCAGGATTAGTATTTTCTGATAAATAACACCAATTAATTTTTTCTAAATTTTCTTTTAATAATTCTATCGCATTAGGATTTGATGATAAAGGATACCAGTAAATTTTATCTTGATTAGCTTTTAATAAATCTATAGCATTAGGATTTGATGATAAATGATACCAATCAATTTTATCAGGATTAGCTTTTAATATTTCTATAGCATTTGGATTCATAGATAAATATTTCCAATCAATTTTATTAAGATTAGTTTTTAATAATTCTATAGCGTTAGGATTAGATGATAAATATATCCAATTAATTTTATCAGGATTTTTACAGAGATAATCAATAGAATTAATATTTCTAGATAATGATACATTTAATAATTTTTTACTATCAATCCATTTTCTTAAATAATTTTGTTTATAAAACATTTTAATATTTATATTTTTAAATTTTAATATAATCATTTTTTATTTATTCAAAATAACAATTATATATTTCATCTTGACCATATGAATCCATTAATCGTAACATTCTTTTAGGATGTAATGATTTTTCAATAATTTCTTGACCTAACAATTCAAAATTATTTTTTATTTCTTTATATGGATATGTAAATATTGCTGGATTTTTTGAAATAGCATACCAATCAATTTTATCAGAATTTTCTAATAATAATTCTATAGCATTTGGATTTTTTGAAATAGCATACCAATCAATTTTATCTGGATTATCTTTTAATAATTTTATACTTAAAGGATTTTTATTATATGATAGATATTTCCAATTAATTTTATCAAAATTGTTTGTTAATAATTTCAAAGCATTATTATTTGAATTACATGATAAATAATCCCAATTAATTTTTTCAAAATTTTCTATAAGAATTTCTATAGCTAAATTATTAATATTAGATGATAAATAATTCCAATTAATTTTATTAGGATTGTTTCTTAATAATTTTAAAGCTAAATTATTTGAATTACATGATAAATAATCCCAATTAATTTTATTTAAATTATTTTTAATTATATTTATAGCATTAGGATTTGATGAAATAGTTATCCAATCAATTTTATCTTGGTTTGCTTTTAATATTTCTATAGCATTTGGATTTTCTGATAAACTAGTCCAACATATATTATTTAAATTATTTTTAATTATATTTATAGCATTAGGATTTGATGATATTTTATACCAATTAATTTTTTCAGGATTATCGTTTAATAATTTTATAGCGTTGGGATTAGCAGATAAATAATATCAATCAATTTTATCTTGATTTTTTTCTAATAAAGGAATAGCATTAGGATTAGATGATAAACTAGACCAACATACTTTATCTAAATTAGTTTGTAATAAATATATACCATTTTCATTTAATGACATAAATTTATAATTTAATTTTTTTATATCAATATTATTTCTTAAAATTAATGAATACATATATTATTTTAATAAAGAATTATTATTCATTTTTTATAATCATTATAAAAAATGAATAATAATTTTATATTAATAGCTTAAAATGAATAATATTTTAATTATAAATGGTATTTATGATATTATATGCGGTATATCAATATTATTTTTTAATAATATTTTTTCTAAATTACATACAAGCCTGTTTAAAGAAGATATATCTGAAATAAATAAAAGATTTTTAGCATATTGGATATTAACATATGGTTTTATTAGATTATATGTTGGATTTTTTAACAATTATGAATTATTAATCATAGGTTCAATAACTTATATATTAGAAGCATTATTTCTAGAATATGAATTATTAAATAATAATATGGATGTTATTAAGACACATATAGTATCATTATTTAGTATATTATTAGCAATAATAATATGGATTTAAAATTAAGAATAAATTATATAAATAGAAATTATTATGAGATTATCCAAATATATTTTAATAGGATTATCAATTATAAATTTATCGGATGCTTTTTTAACACCATATAATTTAAATAAATCTCCTAAATTATCGCGATGTAATACACCTATATATTTATCAAAAAATAAAAATTCCTCAAATATTTTTAAAATCAGATTTGATAATAATGATAATTTTGAAAATGACTGGTTTAATAAACCAAGATATCCTCTTAATATGACAGAATATGATTTAACTTTAATTCAAATATTTATATATGCTGTTATTAATATTTATATTTTGGCTGCTATATCAAATATTTATATTAAAAATATATAGATTATATTTATGTCTTTATATTATATAGTAGCAGCATTATTATCAGCAATAGCATATGGATCTGATGTAATTTTTGGAAAATTTGCTTTAGATGATATGCCTTTTTTTATATTTATGTTTATTTTAGCATTTATTTATTTTCTAATAGCTTTATTTATGTTTATATTTAATTATAATTATATAATTGATTATTTTTATAAAATTAAAAATTATTCATCATTATATTGGAGTATAATAGCAATTATACTAGGAACTATAATAGCGGATATTTTAATGTGGAAAGCAATACAATTATCAGATTATTCACAATTATCAACTACAATTACATTAATACATATGGCACCAGTATTTGGATTAATATTTATAGCAATTGTTTATAAATATTATTTAAATTATAAAGCATTATTTGGATTTTTTTTAGTTATAATTGGACTAATAATAATGATTTTTAATAGTAATAAAGCATTATTTATATTAAAATAAAAAATGATATACTTATTTTTTTAAATAATTATTTATATGAAAATATTTATTTATAATTCAGATGAAACAAAAAATCTATATTCATCATATAATATTTTAGATGATATTAGTGTTGCTATGAAAAAATTAAATGATAATAATGAAAATAATTATATTATTGGATTTATTGATTATAATATAAAATTTGATGAAAATATACTAAAAATTTATTATAAAGAATATTTAGAATATTTATCTAAAAATCCTAATATAAAATCGATTATATATACTAATGGAGGAATATACGGAATGATATTAATTAAAAAATATTTAAATATTACTAAAATGCATATATATTATAAATATAATGATTATGATATATATAAATATAATAGTGAAGATGCTACATATTTATATTATAAATTACAAATATCTAATAATATCGATATAGCAATGAAATATTTTAATGATTATAATAAAGATAATTATATAATATGTAATCTTAATATTAAATATAAAGAAGATTTAATTTTTAATGAAAATTTATATAATATTTATCATACACAATATTTAGAATATTTATCAGAAAATCCTAATATTAAATTATTGATATATACAAATAGTAAATATGGATCATATTGGTGTAATATATTTTTAAAGTTTATTAATTCATATATATATTATAAAAAAAATGAAATAGATGATTTAGATTTTACATTAAATAAATATAATATTATTTAATATTCATCAAAATAACATTTATATATTTCATCTTCTCCATATAATTCCATTAATCTTAACATTCTTTTAGGATGTAATGCTTTAATAATAATTTCTTCACCTAAAATTTTAAAATTATTTTTTATTAATTCATAATCATATGTAAATATATTTGGATTTTGTGATAAATAATACCAATTAATTTTATCTTGATTTTCTTCTAATAAATCTATCGCGTTAGGATTAGCTGATAAATAATTCCATGTAATTTTATTTTTATTATTTTTTAATATTTTTATAGCATTTTTATTAAATGATAACATATACCAATCAATTTTATTAATATTATTTTCTAAAAGTTCAATAGCGTTATAATTAGCAGATAAATTATACCAATTAATTTTATCTGGATTATTTTTTAATAAAGAAATAGCATTAGGATTTAAAGACAAATAATACCAATTAATTTTATCTTTATTATTTTCTAAAAAATTAATAGCATTAGGATTTTCTGATAAAAATGACCAATCTAATATATTATTTTGGTTTGTTATTAATAATTCAATAGCATTTGAATTTAATGATAAATAACTCCAGATTATTTTATCTTTATTATTTTCTAATAATTCTAAAGCATTAATATTTCTAGATAACATATTCCAACATATATTATCTTTATTTTCTTTTAATAATTCTATAGCATTAGGATTTGCTGATAAATAACTCCAATTAATTTTATCTTTATTTTCTTTTAATAATTTTATAGCATTTATATTAGTATTTAAACATAACATATTCCAATTAATTTTATCTTTATTAGAATTTAATAAACTAATAGCATTTGGATTTCTTGATAATTGTGAGTATACTAATTTATTTGGATCAATCCATTTTTTCAATTCTGTTTGATTATATATCATATTATAAAAAATAATAATAATAATATTATCAATTTTTATTCTTCATCAAAATAACATTTATATATCTCTTCTTCTCCGTATAATTTTATTAATCTTAATATTCTTTTAGGATGAAGTGATTTTTCAATAATTTCTTCACCTAAAAGTTTAAAATTATGTTTTATTAATTCATAATCATAGTTAAAAATAGCTGGATTACCTGATAAATAACACCAATTAATTTTGTCTTTATTATATTCTAATAAATCAATAGTATTAGGATTACCTGATAAATAACACCAATTAATTTTATCAAGATTATTTTTAATAATATTATAAGCATTTAAATTTAAAGCTAAATAATTCCAATTAATATAATTAATATTATTTTCTAAAATAGTAATAGCGTTATGATTAATAGATAAATTATTCCAATCAATTTTTTCAGGATTATCTTTAAGAATCTCAATAGCATTAGGATTTCTAGATAAATAAAACCAATCAATTTTTTTAGGATTTTCTTTAAGTAAATCTATAGCATTTTTATTTAATGATAACATACTCCAATTAATTTTATTTTTATTATTTTTCAATAATTCTATAGCATTAATATTTAAAGATAAAGCATTCCAATTAATTTTATCTTGATTATCTTTTAATAATTCTATAGCATTAGTATTTAAACATAAGAAATTCCAATTAATTTTATCCTGATTATTTTCTAATAAATGAATAGCATTAGGATTTAATGATAACATACACCAACTAATTTTATCTTGATTATTTTCTAATAAATGAATAGCATTAGGATTTTTTGATAAATAAAACCAATTAATCTTAATAGGATTATTTTCTAATAAATGAATAGCATTAGGATTTTTTGACAATGAATCAAAATTAATATTATTAAAATCAATCCATTTTCGTAAATATAATTGATAAAATGTCATAATAATTATTTATTTTAAATATGTATCAATTTTTAAAAAAAAGTTTTATTGTTCATCAAAATAACATTTATATATTTCTTCTTCTCCATATAATTCCATTAATTTTAACATTCTTTTAGGATGTAATGCTTTAATAATAATTTCTTCACCTAAAAGTTTAAATTCAGATTTAATTAATTCATAATCATATGTAAATATAGCTGGATTTTTACCTAAAATGTGCCAATTAATTTTATCTTGATTATATTCTAATAATTCTATAGCATTAGGATTTTCTGATAAATTATTCCAATTAATCTTATCAATATTAGCTTTTAATATATCAATAGCACACGGATTTTCACTTAAATATTCCCATTTAATTTTATCTAAATTATCTTTTATAATATTTAAAGCGTTTTGATTAAGAGATAACATAATCCAATTAATTTTATCAGTATTTTCTTTAAGAATTTCTATAGAATTAGGATTAAATGATAAATAATCCCAATTAATAATATCAAGATTATTTTTTAATATTTCTATAGCATTAATATTTAAAGATAACCAATGATTATTAATTTTATCTAAATTTTTTTCAATAAGAGAAATAGCATTAGGATTTTTTGATATTTTTTCCCAATTAATTTTATCAGGATTATTTTCTAATAAATGAATAGCATTAGGATTTTCACTCAAATAATACCAATCAATTTTATTTTTATTTTCTTCTAATATTTCAATCATATTTGGATTCATTGATAATACACTCCAATTAATCTTATTTTTATTTTTATGTAATAATTCTTTAGCATTTATATTTGTAGATAAATAAAACCAATTAATTTTAGAAGGATTATCTTCTAATAATTTAATAGCATTTGGATTCATTGATAAATAATTCCAATTAAGATTATTTTTATTTATCCATTTTCTTAATATATTTTGTTTATAATACATATTTTAATAATTTAAAATGTAATATGTATTTCATTTTTTTATTTTATGATTAATATTAAGAAATGAAATTAAAAGATATCAAAACAATTAATGATATTATAAAAAAAATAAAAAATCATTCAACTGCTAGTAAATTTATAGAAGATATTGAATATGAAGATAAAAAAACTATAACAGAAATTGAATTCAGAATAACTAAAGGCTTTATATATGAAATTTTATGGGATATTTGTATTAAATTTAATATAATAAAAACATTTGAAAATAATATAGAACATTTATTTGTAAAAGAAGGAAGTAATATCAATAATTTAACTAATATTAATAAAGACGATTATAAAAAAATAACATCAGGAAATATTTTTGAAAATTATTTAAAATCAATATGGTGGTCTGGAAAAGATGGAGGTTATTCAGATATATCATTTAGATATAATGATGAAAAAAATAATAATATATATGTTATATCATCAGTTAAATATTATGAAAAAGAAAAAGATGTTAGTAATTATAATATAGCAGATTTATGTACAATAATTCATAAACTATTTAAAACAGATGAAAATAAAGATAATTATAAAGTAGTATTATTTATAAAAAATAAAAAAGATTTTATAGATAAAGCTAAAAGTTCAAATAAATCAAGTAATTTAATATTAAGATATATTGATTATAATTATATTTTTGATTTAACTGATTTAGAAAAATATTATATGTTATTAAGACAACTATTAGATCAATATAATTATTTAAAAAATGATATTGATATTGAAAATTTTAAATCAGAATATTTAAAAATAGATAAAAATAATTTAATATTTAAACCAAAATTTCATCAAAAATTATTTATAAATAAAATAATACATGATATATCTGATAAAAGAAAAACTGATAATAAAGATTTTTTAATAGGTGCTATTCCAAGAACTGGTAAAACTTATATAATGGCAGGATTAATATTAGATTATATTATTAAAAATTTTAAAGATATTTATTTTAATTTTTTAATTATTACTCCAGCACCATCAGAAACAATTAGTCAATATAAAGAAATTTTTGAAATATATTATGATTTTAAGAAAAATAATATTAATTTTATTGCTATAGTAGAAAATAATGAAAAATATAAAAAAAATATTAAGTCAGATAAACATAATATATTTGTTATATCTATTCAAAGATTAATTGGTGAAAAAGATGAAGATAATATAATTGATATTATAGATTTAGAAAAAAATAAATTAAAAAGTATAAGTGAAAAATCTATTAGTTCTAGTTCTAAAAAATCTGTTAGTGATGATAAGAAATCTGTTAGTGATGATAAAAAATTAGATATTGATGATAAGAAATCTGTTAGTGATGATAAGAAATCTGTTAGTGATGATAAAAAATTAGATATTGATGATAAGAAATCTGTTAGTGATGATAAGAAATCTATTAGTGATGATAAGAAATCTGTTAGTGATGATAAAAAATTAGATATTGATGATAAGAAATCTGTTAGTGATGATAAGAAATTTATTTGTAAACCAAAAGAAAGAATACCAGTAAATGGTGAATGTGTAAATGATTATACATATTTATATAAAAAAGTAAATTGTTGTTATAAAAGTATTCCAATAAAAAAAGATGATTTAATTAAATTAATTAAAGAAAAAAAAGATATTCCTAATATTAATAAAAAAAATAAAAAAGAATTAGAAGAAGAATATATATCATTATATGATGATTTTATGATGTTTAATAAAAAAGGAGGTGCTAAAGAACCTGATATTAAAAAATTTTTTACTATAGATGATAATAAAATATTATTTGATATATTATTTTTAGATGAAGCACATTATTGTTTATCAACACAAAAATCAGAATTTATAATAAATGAAATTACAAATAATTATTCTAGAATTCCTAATGAATTAATTAGAATATTTGTAACAGCAACATTTAATAAACCTATTTATAAATATAAAATAAATAATAGATTATATTGGGATTTAAATGATATTAATAAAATTAAAAAAATTAATATTAAATTTAATAATAATAAAGAATTAGAAGCTTATAATGATTTTAAAACTTATTGTAAAGAAAATATTATATTTAAAGATATTATAGATAAAACTTTAAAAGATAATTTTAATATAACTGATATTGATAATGAAGATTCTAGATTATATTTTAAATTACTTTTAAATGATTATAAATATTATCCTGAACCGATGTTATTAACAACTATATGGAATAATTTAGATAAAATTTATAAAGAATATGAATTAGCTAAAGATATAAATGCTGATTTTAATATGGATTTATTATTTAATTTAGATAAAAAAAATAAAAATAAATTTATAAATGAAGAACAATTAAAAGAATTATTCCATTATTATTTAGGTGTTCCTAGAAAACAACTTAAAATTAATAATGAAAAAACTATAGAATTAAATTATATTCAACAAAATTATTATAAAACAAATGGAATAATTAAAAGAATTGAAAATATATGTAATAATAATTGTAGAACTCTTCAATATAATAAAAAAATATCACAATTATGGTTTTTACCAAGAGGTATTAACGGAGCTAGTATCTTTTATATTTGTATAGCTTTATTAGAATTATTAAAAAATGAATTTATAAATTTTTTTAATAAAACAATATTTATTGTTTGTTTAAGTAAATCTGATAATAAAAATAAACAAAAAGAAATTGAAGAATTACATAAAAATGTAAGATTTATTATAGGCACACCAAAATATAAAGATAGTAGTATAAAAAAACAAATAAATAATATTGAAAAAGAAATTGAATATGATAATAGTTATAAAAATATTGTTATATTAACAAATGGTAGATTACAATTAGGTATTTCATTAAATAATGTTGATATTGTTACTTTATTTAATAATGATAAACAAGGAGATAGATTATATCAAATGATGTTTCGTTCATTAACAGAAATAATAGATGATAATATATGTATAGAAAATGAATATTGTTCTCATAAAAAATATGGATTTATTGTTGATTTAAATCCTCAAAGAACTATAATTTTAATTAATTATATAATGGATAATTTAAATATAAATAGAAAAACTAAAACTATATCAGAACAACAAAAAGAAATAGTTGAATTATTTAATATAGATAAAGACTTTTTTACAGGTAGTTATGAAAAAGATTCAGATATTAAAAAATATACATCAGAATTATTTAGTAAAATGTCTGTTGATTATAATATTAAATATAATTATATCAAAGAATTATTAAAAGAAAAAAATATAATAGATAATCATTTTATAGATAAAAATTTAAACATAATACTTTTATTTTTTAGTAATAAAAATAAATTTAAAAAATTATTAGAAGATAGAGGTATAGATATTAAAAAAAAATTAAAACATGATGATATTAGCAGTAATAGCAGTAGTAGCAGTAGTAGTAATAGCAGAAGTAGAAGTAAAAAGGAAGATATATTATTATATGAAGAATTAAGATTAAAAGCTATTGAATTATTATCACATATAATAAATATATCTACTATTTTATTATTATGTAATGATACTGATAAAAACTGTTATTTATATAATAATAAATATTCAGATGATATTATTGAAGATTTTAAGAATAATATGATTTATATTAAAGATAATGATGAATTAAAAGATATATTTATATATTCTATTAATAATAATCTTTATAAAGATGATAAAGATAAAATTATAATAACAGATGATTTAATATTTAAATTTATAGATAATATTATTTATAAATTTACTATAGATATTGAGTAATATAATATAGTAAAGTATTAGAATATATATGTTATTAAAAAAAGGTGGTAATATTGATAATCTCAATAAAGGTATTTATGAAATTAAAAGAACTTTTTATAATATAAAAGAACCTGATAAATTATT